TGATCTTAAAATCTATGACAGAGCACCGAGAATGTAACGGTTCGATAATTCTATTTTTGAAGTTACATGTGAGAATAAATCCACAGTTTCTGGAAAATTCTTCCATGAAGTTGCGAAGTGCAGGTTGAGTGCTGTTGGCATTAAGGTAGTCTGCCTCATCAAGGATAACGTATTTGCGTCCACCCGATAATGAGACGGCTGATGCAAAATTGTGGATTTCGTTTCGTAGGGTATCGATATTGCCATTCATAGATCCATTGATTACGATATAGTCACATTCCAGCTCTTCGAGCATTGCTTTAGCTACGGTCGTCTTTCCGACACCGGCGCTGCCGGTCAATATCAAATTCGGAATACTCTTTTGATCGACGAACTGTTGAAATACTGATTTTAAGTCACACGGTAGAACTGTCTCTTCAATAGTCTTTGGACGATACTTCTCGACCCACAAGAACTGTTCATTCATCATAACACCTCATCATAATAAAAAAAGTGGGGGACACTGGGTCCCCCTTCAAGTTAGAATTTCGAAAGCTCAGACTCAACGGCGATGAAGTATTCGACGTCGTCGTTGTAGAACCTTGAAATTCCTTTAGAACTAATTTCAATCGTGTAGTTACCAGGAAGTACTTTAATGTTCTCAGCCTTAAACACGGCCTTGAACTTCTTTTCTGACATACCAAGCTTGATGGAATAAACATCGCCAGATGGGTTACCACCGTCAGCGGCCTGGAGATATACGAACTCACCATCACCTGAGATTATAATATTACGAACTGATAGGACTCCAAGAGCCTTCTCGACGTCCTTGATATTTTCATTGGTCACAGACACTGAAACATCTACGCTTGGTAGATTGATCGTCTTTGGTGGTTTGATGATAGTAGACTCGTCAGAGTATGTCAAGTTGGTGATCTTATTATCACCGTCTGAGATAACTAGATTGTTATCTTCAAATCGCACGTCTGCGTTGTCATATAGGCTGAGAATAGAGATCAGCTTATTGAGGTTATACATCGCAAAGCGGCGTGGGAAGGTCGTATCGACCTTCGCCTTTGCCTTGACTGTCTTCATATTAGAGATAGTCTCAATAACGTTACCTTCGTTGATGATAATTGAAGGATTGATAGATGAGAAATTCTTTAATACGTTTATTGTATTAACACTTATCTGCATTATATAGTTCCTTTCACTTACTTCTTCTTTTTACCACCAATTTTTGATGGATCAGCGGTTGCAGCTGCACCGACAGAAGCAATATCAGCAAGTGAACCGCCGAAGATATACGTACCAACGTGTTGTAGAACCATCCACGGACAGAACCAAGTCTTAAGACCGATCTGCTGAGCTTTCTGACAGAACCAATAGTCTTCTGAGAGATAGCGCTTAGACGCTGGATCTACTTCAGCCTGGAAGAACATTAGAATCTCACGTGAGCCGTCGAAGTGCTCTGTGCGAACGTGATCTGGCTTGTATGAGTACTGGTCCTTGTAGCTGTCGTAGAACTTCTGCATGGCTTTCTTAGTGACCATCATGAAGCCCGTTCCGATCTCGAGAACCTCGACTGGCTCGCTGAGTGGGATACTCTGCTGATCGCCCTTAGGATTAAAGACGTAGTCACCAACGAACTTCTCAAGTACGTTAGGATCTTCGTCAGCGACACCCTTATCGACAGCGTGCTTGATCTTTTCCCAAGAGATACACTTCTTAGGATATGGTCCGCCGATGATATCATACTTATCTTCGTCATTGGCCTGCAGCGCCATAAGAGCGATAACGTCTTGTGGATTAAAGCCGATGTCGGAGTCAATAAACATCATGTGCTGCGTCTGTGAGCGCATGAATTCATCGCAGCAATAGTTTCTAGCGCGCGTGATCAATGACTCATTAAACAGGAAGTAGAACTGTAGAGGAATACCATACTTTGTACATAGAGCAGATAGATCTGCAACGGATCGTGCAAACATACCGGCGCACTGTCCGCCATACATTGGAGTTGCTACAAAGAGACCTCGTTCGCGCAACTTTTCAACTGGGATCTGAATTTCCATATTTTATTCACCTTTCTTGTAATGGTCTACATACAACATCATTAGAGTATAATGCAATACTTTCATCAAGTCGTCTCTATTGGTGCCATTTTTCTTTCCATAGCGCCAGAGATACTTAATAGCTGTGTTTCTGAAGGTAGGCATTGAATCGCCGAGAGCTAGCCACACGTCAAAACATTCTATATTTTGGTCTTCGGTCATATAGTGCTGCCCATATGTCTTATCGATATAGGCGCGAAAGTCGTCAATGATACGACCTTCGTTGTATTTATACTGGATATTTGGTACTGAAGCCGAAGAACTAACGCTAGCATGATATGTCTTGCCGTTCTCGAACTTGTATAAATCATCGGCGGTTATAGATCCAATCATGGTTCCTCCGCCGTTTACCATAGTAGGGTTATTCTTAAAGACGCTCATCACTCCTCCATCAATTAAAAAATTCAGCTAGACTGTTCTGTCTTTTATCAGCTAACACGTGTTTCCTATTACTATTATACTGATAAACTAAGCGATTGTCAACAAATTCTCTCTCACCTTCTAGTACTGCCTTGACTTCTTTAGCCATGTCTACTGCAGTGCGAAATGGAACGTTTTGACAGATATGGTTGTAGTTTTTCTTTGGGTCTAGAAGTTCAAAGTCTTCAGGCAGACCCATGATAGACATCGCCTCTCTGTATGTTATGTATCTGTCTTCGTGCGGGTGCGTAAGCATGGTAGGGTAGTGACCGACAAAAGCACCGATGTATTCTTTCGGTACGATAGTACCGCGACGCATGATGTTTTTACCCGATGCGAGCTTGTTAAACATACGATCACACTTACTGACTTCTCTTTCATATCCATTTGCTTCCATCCACGCGCCGACTTGCCTATAATCATGGCCAAAAGTTTCGATAAGACTTTTCGAATCATAGCTTCTCACGGATATGTTATTAGGATCGATTTTATCAAAATGTTCGCGATGAGTGATACCACCATAGACTACTTCTAGGAGATACTTATAATACGGGTCTTCGCTCGGCTTATTCTTATTGATAGGTTCCATCTGAGAATTAGCTTTGATTCTCAATATTACGTCTTCGATCTTATCGTATGGAACGTTGTAGTAGTTAAGAATTGGTGTCTTATCACCTTTCCAGAAGAAGTAGAACGTTCGCTCTCTAACTTGTGGCACGCCGTGTAGAAGACTCTTAGTGCGATAGAGAGTCATCGTATAACCGTGTTTATTACCAATATCAATTAGTTGGTTTCTAATAGGTTCTCCGATCTTTCCAGCGAGCGCAGGAGCGTTCTCACCCCAGAATACTTTAGGCTGCATCTCACCTAATACGTATTCTGCAGATTCTAACATCCATTTATTATTTGGATTGTGTTCGCCATAGCCGGTAGACAACATTGACAGGCCGGCGCACGGACACACGCTAGACACGACGTCTACTTTATGAGGATGCCTTCCACCTTCGTCTAGTAGATAGTATGGAACTTCGTGGTCCCAATAATTAAGCAGGTGCGCATCGTGATTTTTAAATGGCGTATAACTTAAAATATAGTCTGGTCTACTACCAAATACGGCCGCTGATGCTAGCGCTTCTCCACCGATGAGTGGAATGATTGCGGCGTGCTTCATTTAAATCTCCAAGATCTTAGTCAATTCATCGCGCTGCACTTTCTTGTCTAGCGGATGATTATCATACAAACAGTCGTGCTGATATTTAGCCAGCTTTTCTAGCTGCGTGTTGTCCATGCTTTCTATATCTGCAATGTTTAGACCGACATACGCGTCGCCATAGATTACGCCTTCAACGTCGTCACATAGTAGAATAGAGCCGGCGTCTGCCACCTGCTGTACTCTAGATCGCCACCATCCTGAGCCGGCGTGATAGTATTTTGGTAATAGACAACCCCAGTGCTTTACATACTCTCTGCACATATCAGGTTCTTTTAGACGCTGCGCTTTATATTCACCACGTCGTGGACCATACATGGCGACGTCCCACGTAAAATTATTCTTCTTAACAACTGCATCGTTTTTCTTGTGATTCAGCGATGAGAACACCCAAGCCCTGATCTTCTCTTTAGGAGTGTCCTCCTCAAAGAAAGCGTTTAGACCTGTAGATTCTTCGCCAAAGTTGTTATGCGGTCCACGATTAAGATTGTAGGGGTTAGGATTAAAGCTGAACAACTTGTCGCTTGACCATCCGAGTTTAAACTTGCTTAGGTCACCGCCTGAGTAGGCACAGATCATCAACTTGTTTTGATAAGATAGTACCTGCTCTATACTTTCTAGATAGTCTTGCTTGTGAGCGCGAATAGTGGCTTCGTCTGAAGATCCATAATAGAGATCTAGTAGATATTGTCTAAATGGATTATACTTCTCTTCGTCGAGTAAGTTACGCTTAAACTGTGGAAAACACGCCATGACCTGATCTACCTGCCAGTCATCAAACGCTAGAATCGCGTCCGGACGAGCCTTAATAGCGTATAGACCGTCATACAAGAATTGGCAGAACGACTGTATAGAATGTAGAT